CAACTTCGTCGATGTCGTCGGCAACAAGAACATTGGCGACATCACGGCCGACGACATGCTCGACTTTCGCGACTGGTGGGTTGACCGGCTGGCGTCGGAAGGGCTGGCCCCAAATAGCGCCAACAAAGACCTGATCCACATCGCCGACACGCTGAAGACCGTCAACAAGATGAAGCGGCTGGGGCTCGTGCTGCCCGTCGGGAATCTGTCCTTCAAGGACGGAAAGAAGAACAAGCGCGAGCGGCCGCCCTTCTCTACGGAATGGATCAAGACCAAGTTGCTTGCGTCGGGCGCGCTCGACGGGCTCAACACGGAAGCACGGTGCATCGTGCTCGGCATGGTCAACACGGGTTATCGGCCCAGCGAGGCGGCGGGGCTTCTGCCGGAGCACATTCGCCTTGATCACGACATTCCGCACATTTCGATTGAGCCGGTTGGGCGGCAACTGAAGACGGACCAGTCGAAGCGGGTTATCCCGCTCACGGGCATCAGCCTTGAAGCGTTCCGGCAGTGCCCGCTGGGCTTCCAGCGCTATCAGGAAACCAGCGCCAGCTTTAGCGCCACGGTGAACAAATTCATGCGGGAAAACGGGCTTCTCGAAACGCCCGACCATGTGCTCTACAGCTTGCGCCACTCGTTTGAAGATCGGATGCTCGCGGCCGGAGTCGACGAAAGAATCCGCCGTGACATCTTCGGCCATCGGCTTGACCGGGAACGGTATGGAGCGGGCGCGACTCTCGAACACAAGCGGGACATCCTTCAGGCGATTGCCTTCTGACCGGCAAGGATCGCCCGCGCCCTTGCAACGGGATCGGTCGCTTCCAAGCTGGCAATTTCGATTTCGAGCCGTTCAAAGATCGGCGCATAGACCGGATTTTCGACGACGAGTTTAGCCACGGCCGCTCGGAGGCGAACCAATTCGTCCTTATCCATGAAACGCCCTCAATGGGCGTGGTCCCGTTGAAGATTGCAGACAAGCGGAGCGGTCAGGATCACGCTCGTCTGCGGATGGTCAGAACGCCCCGTTGAGGCGCACGTCGGTCGTGCCGCTGGGGTTGACGGCCACCGCCACGGACACGCCAATCTTGGTGTTGTCGGTCGCCGTGACAGTGACCAGCTTCGCCGTATCGTCCCAATAGACGGCATTGCCGACGGCCATCACGTCGGTTGAGACCTTGGGTAGGGTAAAGACGCCAACGGTCACAAGATCGACTTCAGCGCCCAACTCGGCGTCGCCAGCGGCCACACCGAAGATGCTGCCGATCAAAGCGCCATCGCCGCTCGACACGGCGTAGGGCGCGGGAAGGCTCAGGTTCTCGCCCTTCTGCACATAGTTCTTCATGGTCAGATTCCTTTTGAAGTCTTGAAGAGGATGGTGTTGACGGGTTTGGCTTGCACCGCCGCAATCGCCGCGTCGGCGGCTGCGAGCGCCCGCGCCATTTCGGCGTCGGTGCCGTAGCGGATAATTTCACCGTTCTGGTCACGGAACTCGCGCACGCCCTGAAGACGCGCTTCAAAGAGCGAATCCCGCCACGCCTGAAGTTGTTGCAGCGACGCAGCCATGACGATCAGAGACCCGGATTACGGTAAGCGCCTCGGAAGTCGGTCGCGCCACAACCGAAGTCCAACACAACACGGAACTCCTGCCCTAGTACGTCCCAGCCCTCGCGGCTCGCCATTTGCGGACCCTGCGCGCTCGACAGGTAGGCATATTCGAGCACGGGCAGGACGGCCGGATCGGCGAAGACATACCAGGACTTGTCCGTGATGCGGGGTTCGACCAGCAATTCCAGCTTGCCGGAGAACGGATTTGCCGTGGCGACGGTGGCCGCATATATCGCCGCCATCAGCTTCTCGGCGCTGGTTTCGAGCTGCGGCCCGACCAGCAGATACTTCGGTGTGGCGTTGATCGGCGTCTTGCCGTCCAAAGCCTTCACACCGCGCATGGCGAGACGGGCGGCAGACAGATTGGTTTCGTCCAGCGCTGTCCCCGATGCGGCAAGGTTCCCGTGGTCCGCGTGGAAGAGCCGCTTGCCATCTTCGCCCATGACCGGCCCGGTCCCGCTCGACTGCCGGAACAGTGTGAAGAGCAGGTTGTTTTCCGTCTCCGCTGCCATGCGCCCCGCCGTCGCGCCCCAATCGCGGAATGCGCCAAGGTCGTCATTGATCAGCGCCTTGCGGGACAGCGCGAACATGGTCCCATAGGTGTCGAGGGCATAGGACTCGGTCGCCTCGCCTCGCGTCGTGCTCTTGATCTCGCCCGACTCCGAGACTTTTTCCAGAAGACCGATGTCGGACAGCTTCAGCTTGGACGCGGCCCGGAAGTCAGGAAGCGTCGTCTGCCGCGCCAGCACGGCCTTCAACGGCGACCCAGCGAGCTGATAGGCCGTTAGCAGTGTCCGGCGTCCAACGCCCGTCAAAAGGATCGGAAAATCGCTTGTTGTGTGCATCGCCGCCCGGAAGAGCGCGTCGGCGTCCATTCCCCGCGTCGAGATGCCCGCCGCTTCGACCAGTGCGCGGGCGTGATCGCGAAGCGTATCGGCCATATAGGGGCGGGCTTCGTCAGTCGGCGCGGTGCCGCTCACGCGAGCGTAAAGCGCATCTTCGCGCCGCGTGCGGACCACCGCCGGGTCGTCGCCAGAAGAGCTAACGACGCGAATTCGCGGCGTGTTGCGGGTCCGCGCTTGCATCACCTCGAATGCCTCCGCTCGGGCTTCCGTGACGGACAGGCCACGGTCAATCATGTCGTCCGCCTGTTCCGCCGTCATGCTCGCAGCGCGAGCGGCGGCGCGGATCGCTGCGCGGGTTTCGGCCGGGGTGTCTTCGGCCGGGGTTTCGATCACTTCGTCTTCCATTGTTTCGCTCCGAAACGTCGCGCCCGGATCGGCCGGGACCGGCACGGCGGAAACTTCAAAGATCGACCACGCCGCCGCCGTGCGGACGCGGACCTTGTTTTCGAGGGAGTCGGCCCAGCGTTGCACGCGATAGCCAACGGAGACGCCGCGAATGACGCCCTGTCGGATACGCTCGACGATGGGTTTCACGTCATCGGCCTGAAGCAAACGAATGGTGGCAATCAGCGCGTTGCCCTCGGTGCGGAAAGCGGTCACGACGCCAATGGTGTCGCGGGCGCTGGCCTGCCGGTGCCCGTCAAGAACGGGTGCGCCAATCAGCCGGGACGTATCCAGCCCGGTCGGGTCCAGCCGCTCGACGTAGGCTCCACGCTGGTCGCGGCGCTGGACATCAGAAAACGTCGAGATGGTTGCTTCCACGGTCAACGCCGCTTCATCGAACGAGTCGGGCGAAATGGCAGCGCGGCGGGTCATCACGTCTTGCGATTCCAGCGGCAACCGGCCGTGGCGGACGTAGTCGGGAAACACGTCGTCATATTTCCGGCGGCGCGCTACCGCGATTTTCCTACCTCTCGGCATTGGCTGACTCCTTCGTCATCGGCCGCTTATCGGCGGCAATCTCTTCGTCCAATTCTTCCATGGACCATCCGCGTTCCGCGACAGCCTTGCGGCGGCTCGTAAGTCCAGCCTCGATTTCGGCGACGGTCGCTTGCGTGTCCTTCAGCGGATCGACTTGAAGCGGCTTGGGCGGCAACCATTCGACGGCCAGCAATTCGCGCCCGAAGTCGCCCGCGTCGAGTTCGCCGGATAGGGCCGCATAGGTGATCGAGCGCCGCCACACGGGGGCGAGGAACTGCGGAACGAAAACGCCGTATTGGATTTGTTCGACGCGCTGCCGGAAGGGCAGAAGACCGGCGCGAAGGCTCGAATAGTTGGCCCCGGTCAAGTCGCCGTCCACGAAATGCGTCGGCAGGCCGAGTCCGGCGGCAAGTTGCTGAAGATTGAGCCGGAGGAACGCAGCTACTTCGCCCGTCTGCTGCGGCGTCGAAAACTTGATATCCACACCAGTTGGGAGGCGGCGCAGGGTGCCCGGCTCGAGTCCGGTTTCTAAGATTCCGCCCTCGCCCGTGCCGTCGAACGGCTCGCCCGCCGCGCCGTTTTGATCGACCAGAAAGCCCGCGTGCATGGCCGCGACCTTCACTCCGACAAGCAGAGCGTCGAGAAGCTGGTCTAGCTCACTGGCGGGCAGGATGACTGGCGCAAGCCATGACACGCCCCGGACCTGTCCGGCCGCCAGCGGCTTCATCACGTGTAGGATTTCGGAAGCATCTATCCGCACGGGCGGCGCATAGGTGGTGAACTGGTCGTGAGGGCGGGACGGCAAAACATGATAGGCGACGCGGCGGCCGTCGGCGTCGAACTCTATGCCCTGCACGATTACGCTGCCGTTGCCGAGTTCGCGCGTCATGGACTCGTCGATCAGCTCCGGCGGGATCAACCGGACGCGAAGACCGTCGGAATCGAGGAATTGGACGAAGGCTTCCCCGTCCACGACAAGGCCGCGCGCAACATCCGCTTGCGAGCCCCAAAAGGTCGTGCGGCCGTCGGCGTCCGCCTCTTCAGCCCAGGTGTTGAAGAGCGTCGCCAGCGCCTTTCGGGCGGCCGCGTCAGGATGCAGGGAAGTCGCCATGATGCCCGAGCCGACAAGTGCGCCGGTCCAGTTCCCCACGGCATTCGCAATCCATGGATTGTTGTTGGCGAGATTGCGGGCACGGCCGCGAAGGATCGGCCCAGCGGCCGCCACTTCGGGGTTGATCCGGCCGAAGGTTCCCATGCCCCAGCCGCGACGAGTGCCGGTTGCGCCATCGAAACGGCGGACAGCCTGCCGACGTTCAGCACGGTCCCGGAGCTTGTCGAGGAAGGGAATACGCATATCAGTTCACCCGATGATCGCCGGGAGCAACCATGCGGTCCAGCACGTCGGCGAGGTCGATGGCGACCACCGCACGCTGCGCATAATCCCTCAGATCGTAGCCAAGGCTAAAGCCTCGCTGCCTCTGGGGCATGTAGAGCCGAGCGGTATGCACGACACGGCCCGTGTCGTGGCGCATTGTCCAGACTTCCAACGTCCAATCCTGCATGCCTTGCGCATACTCGTGAAGAACGAGCGCGGCAGGGGTGTACGAGCATTCGGGATCGCCTTCCTTCCAACCGTAGAACGCTTCCGAAACCGCCCTTGCGGCGGACGCCTGCGAAACTCCAAGCTCGAAGAGCCTGAGCAGCGCTTCGGCGACAAGGATAGTGCTCGCCGCGTAGAGGTAGGATTTTCGCCCCTCAGTTTCGCGATAGGGGGCGACCAGATACCCCATTCGAGCGCAATAGCTGACATGGGAAATCATCTTTTCACGGTCCGCACCGAGCGGGGTGATTGCCGTCGCAATATCCGCCACGGTTAGGAAATGCCCTGGGTTGCGGGCGACTGGTTTGGCATAAATTGGGGAATTGTTCTCGTCCAACATCATCGATCCTCCCGTTTGAGTTGTTCGAACGTAAGGCGGACTCAGGATGGGAGTCAATACGATAAGTCATTGTTTTTACATCGACTACCTTTGGTAGCTGATGCATTTTTCGCTTGACCCCATAGCCAGCATGGGATTATCGATACGCCATCCGGTTGTAGAGGCCGGGCAGGCCGATGCCACGGGGGGGGGCAGCGCGATGTCGGGTCGCGCCGCCCCACCTTTGAGGACAAGGAAATGAGTGATTGGCAAGAAAATCTCGCAGGTATTGCGAGCTTGAGCGTCAGCGTTGGGCGTGGCGACGGGGCCGTCTATTCGAGCCGGGCTCGGCGTCGAATGTTCAAACGCGAAGCTGAAAGGTTGCGCCGCGAATTCGAACGCAGCAACGGCCCTATTGAGTATCCGGACAGTGACGAAGCCTTAGAGGCGCTAAGCCGCGAAAACCCGGCTTTTGCCAAGCTTGTCGAGGGCATGCACGTGCTCCGATACAAGTACCTCTAGCCGGTTCACTTTTCCGGTTCGTTTTGAACGAGATTGCGGCTCATCGAAAATGACGTCACGATACGATCTTCATACCCGCAATCACACTTGAATTCTGCGCCGTGTCTCATCTTATGTTTAGGCCAAACGTGCGGCTTGGAACACTCATCGCAAAGAAACTTGACAGTGCTCGGGTAAATTCTCCACTTGTCAATTTTCTCGTCGTAGTAATAATCGTACTGGACACCACATGATGAGCAAAGAAAATCCTTTTTCTCCTTAAGGAATTCTTCTTTTCTTCGGATTTTGAAGCCACACTTGCAGTCAATGTTTATATACGAACCAATATTAAATCCCCAAACAGGCGACGACAGGATTTCGTGGAGTTCAACGATGATCTCCGAGACCTTCTTCTGCATGCCTGCCTTTTGATCTAGCTTGACATCCTTTTGCTGTGCAAGCGTTGGCTCGTGGAGAAAGCTGCCAAGAGCATTGTGAATCTTGTTTGCTCGTTGGATGGAAAGCCTCTTGTCCGTTCCAATAACCTGCATTTCTTTCGCGGGAACACCGACTTGCTCTTCGACGCCAAACGAGATTGTTCCGCTCTTGTCTGCGAGTGGATCAACGTAAAGCAGTTCATCAAGCACCTGCTTGGGTTGCCACTTTTCCATTACGGTGTTGGATGTCTCGCCAATATAGGTCTGCAAAGTGTCATAGACTAAACTTTCTACGGTCATACGGAGTTCTAGACACGCGTACCGGAGTGAGGGTTCATCATTACCCAACGCAAGGATTTTTGCCTTTTCAAGATGGTCTCTTGCCCGATTTCTGTATGCAATCTTCTTCATAGCAATCCCATCGATTCAGCCATACGAAGGTTTCCACCTCCTTCAGGCGCTAACTGGGTTTTACAACGAGGCGGTAACTTCACCAATCCGCGGCTTCAAGATAATTGACATCAATGCCTTCGTAAGAAGGCGGTACAGCCGTCTTATAGCCTCAGGGGATTCGTCGTAGTCACCGCCCAAGGATCGCGGGTCAAGATTGTGTGCGATTGCTATTGGGAAAACCAGAAGCTCTCTAAATGTATGCTCAGCCAAATAGGCGAAATTGCATAGATAACGGCGCTCGGGTGTAAGCTCATCTCGCGTAATGATAGCAACATTAAGTTCAGAGTCGCCTACCGCCGCCGCCCCCGCCGCCGCCGTGATGACCTCCAGCATTCGCTCTGGATCGTAATCCAGCTTTTGCAAGAATTTCGCGATTTCTGGATCAGAGAGACGAGCCTGATATGCTTTATGCGCAAAATGGTTCCTGATTTTGCGGAAAGCATCCAACTTGCTTTTCGTATCAGTTGAAATCCATCCAAGTTGATAGCTTAACAGAACACGCGAGCTTAATGACGAGAGTGGCCCGTGCGGCCCGAACAAATTATTCTCATCTTCCTTGGTAGATAAATGCCTCATTTTCGTTCGGATTATACCTGTTATCCTATCTTCCAGATAAGACCCGAAAATCAGAACTTGAGCAGTTTCGCCCTCTTGGCTCAATCTCCGAAATATTTCGGGAAAATCAGATAAGTCGAAATCGACTTTGTCCACTTCGCTCCGGGCACGCTGTATCTGCGAAAGGTAGATTGCCTTGGCAACCTTTTCGACCATCCCCAGCTTCTTATCCGGATCGTCCGTATCTGCCATTTGCCCCTCGCCGATTCAGCCAAGACGACTCTATCACAGCCGGAGCTTGCTTCGGCAAGATCACACTCGCCACTTCCTCTTCCCGGCGGTCCAGATCGGTTTTGACCAGATTCCGAACTGCCAACCCGTAAATCACGCAGTCCAGTGACTCGGCGCGGCGGCCGGGTATCCGCTCCCACAGCCGCACCGGAGCGCCACGGATGTACCGCATGACAAGCCGCTCGCTGGCAAGCTCTTCATAGAAACGGCCCTCCAGACCATCGCTGAAGCGGACAGCCTTGCCTCGCGTCAATCGGCTGATCAATTGCCCCTTCAGGCTATCGACTCCGACGATGAACAGCTTTGCCCCCTTGGTGTCGCTGGCCTTGATTGCCGGACGATTCCCCGATGCCCCTTTGATGGCATATATACGCTTCGCCATACGAGCCCGTGTGAAGGCCATGACCCGATCCATGGTCTCACCATCCCCCGCATCCACTGCGGCCGCGTCCACGCGCAGGATACCGCCCTTGGGATGCACCCATATCGTCCGCAAAGCGTCGTCCAGTTCTGCCCACACGTCATCGGCCATCGGGTCCCCATAGAGCACGGATTGGCTCAGCACGAACACCTCGTCGCGGCTATGGCCCAGAAAGACGATTTCGAGGCGGTCCCGCTGCACGTCCACGCCAGCCGTGATGATCAAGACTTCCGGCGGGATGGAGTCAAGGCCGAACGGCTCTGCCCGCGCCGCGAGCGCAGCTTCGTCGATCTCTTCGGCCGCCTCGCGCCACCCTTGCGCCAAGATCGTGTTGACGAAAACCTGCAACTGATCAGGGGAGCGTTTGGCCTCCACAAACTCTTGTGCCAGCTTTGCCCACGATGCATTTGCTAAAGTCGAGACGAGCGCGTTCAACCGGAAACCAGCATGGCCTTGCACCTCGGGCGCGGTTGCTCGCCAAATACCCTTTTCGACCATCGCAGCCTTCTGCTTCTCTTCGATCACGCTACCGCAGTCCGGGCAGACGTAGTGCGCCTTTTGGGGCTGCCCTTCGGGCCATTGGATATCGACCCAGGCGATTTCGTGACGGTAATCGCATTCCGGACAAGGGACTTCAAAAATCCGCATGTCGGAACGGGCATAGGATCGGAGTACGTTGCTCGTCTCCTCAATCGTCGGCGTGCTGCCAAGAATGATCTTTCGATTGGCGAACGACAGGGTGCGGCGCTCGGCAAGAGTGATCGGGCTGCCTTCGATACCCGGCTCCATAGCGTCGGCCTCGTCGATCAGCAGAATCCGGACATTATGGCGGCGGAGATTGCGCGGGCTCTTCGCCGCGACGATCTTCAGCGACCCGCCAGCGAAGCGACGCGACAGAAGCGTGTTGCGGCCGGTCTCGTCGGCTTCAGCCGATAGCAGCCCCCGGAGGGCGGGCGTGGCCTCGAAGATCGGTTCTAGGTCCGACACGACGTAATCGCGCGCGTCGGCTTCCGTTGGCAGAAGGGCGAGGATCGGCGACGGCTCATTGGCGACGTAGGATGCAAGCGCGCCGGTCAACAATGTGGTGAAGCCGACGCGCACGGGCTTGACCAGAGTGATGCGCTCTAGCTCCGGGTCGGAAATTGCGTCGGCGATTTCCCGCTGATACGGCCATAGGCTCACGCGGCCGGGCAGCGCCGACACGCCTTCGGGAAGGCGCATGTGCGTTTCGATCCATTCCGACAGGCGAAGGCGCGGCGGCGGGATCAGCGCCCGGAGCGCACGGCGGCGGGTTTCAAAGACGGTCATGGGCGATCTCTTCCAGCGTGTCACGGATTTCGCGGTCAATGGTGGTGATGTCGTGCGCGGTCAGGTGCCCAAGCCGCTGTTGAAGCCGCGACGGCAAGGACAGCATTTGGCCGCGCACGTCCCGGAGGATGGCGGACCATTCGCGCTCGACTTCCACGGCCGGGATAAGCTCGCGTCGGGCGATGGCGTTAGCGGTTTCCAGCTTCTCCGCTTGCGCTTCGGCCGCGCGAGTCTTCGCTGCCGTATAAGCGGGATCGGACGATCCGCGCCCGGCGGGATTCTTGCGGACGTAAGAGCAATAGGCCCGAACGGCGTCACGGCGATTGAACCGTCCAGCGCTCACGCGGGGGATATGTCCGCTACGGGCGAGCGCGAGCACGCGGTTTGCGGACAGGTCCAGCAAGTCCGCCAATTCGTCGGTGGTGATCGTTTGCCCGTGCGGTTGCTTACGGACAGTGCGAGGAGTTCCGACCAGTTCTTCGATGTCCGCTTCCACGCTCATTTTTCCGTTTCCGATTCTAAAAATTCCTCACAGATAGAAAAGCCGGGGCTCCGCGCTCCCCTCGACGGCCACCCGGCGGGAAGGACCCACTTATGGAGGAATTGACAGCGGTTCGGTTTGCATTTTTGCTACCACATCCAAGCGTTGCAGTAGGACAAAGGTCGTTTGAGCAAGCTCGCGAAGTACAAACACGGACGCAAGCGACGAGCATTTGAGCTTCAGAGCGGACAATGCGGTATTTGCGACACGGCTATGGTTCTTCCCGGATTGCATAACAAGGACCGCAAACGCGGTAAGTTTGCCACGGTCAACAACTTGGCCACATGGGATCACATCGAGCCCGCAAGCCAAGGCGGAAATGGTCGCCTCGAAAACCTTCATCTTGTTTGTTTCGCTTGCAATCAAAAGCGTCGGAATAAAAAAGCCAAGAAGACGTGGCTGTCTGTCAGGGATCGATTGAAGCGAGCATCGGCGACCGGACAGCCGGACAGCCCCTAAAGGGGCTTGTCCATGTCCGTCCGGTCCGCGACGCGATTTGCCGGGCGGACACAACCGGACATGTCCGGGCGATGTCCGTGTCCGTCCACTCTCTGCTGCATGTCCGTGGTGTTCGGTTGCCATTGAATCACCTCAAACCAAGTCGTCGAAGGATTCGCGCCCGTGTTCGGGCAGTCGAAATTCACCGTCGCGGAATATAATCTTGCCTTTACGCGT